AGTTCAGAAGAATGGAACAGATTTAACACCAGACGCTAATAGAAAAGTAAATGTAACAGTTCCTACTAAAACAAGTGATATAACAAACGATAGTGGATTCACAGCAACATCAGCATCAGCAACAGGTACTTCAACAACAGAAGCTCATTATATCACTATTGATGGTAATGAATGGAAGTTACCAGAAGGTGGTAGTGGTAGTGAAAACTTTATAGTAACAGGAACTTCAGGCAGTACTGGTGGTACTTGGGTATCCAATAAAACTTTTGCAGAAATAACTACCGCTTACAATGCAGGTAAAAATGTAATTCTTATTTATGATACTAATTATATTATAGCATTATCAAGCATATCAGCTTCAGAAATAACATTTAATAAATTGACTGCTATTTCGGGAGATTCATTCTATTTATATGTATATAGTATTAGTAGTTCTAATTCGTGTACATATTCTGCTAAACGAGGAAATTATACTACACTTAATGACACTGTAACATCAACATCAACAACACAAGCTGCTACTGCGAATGCTGTAAAAACAGCATATGATAAAGCAGCATCTTATAAAGCAGGAACAGGAATAAATATAGCTGATGATGGAACAATATCCGTAACATTCGCACATGCAGAGGAGGGGAAATTCTAATGACAACATATTTTATCCAAGACACTTCCCTCGTATCTATAGGTGATGCGATAAGAGGGAAATTGGGAACAACAGATGTTTATTCACCAGCGGAAATGGTAACAGCTATTGAAAGTATACCAACTGGCGGGCAAATCCAGGCATCAAAAGACGCCACCCCAACAGAAAGTGCACAGACCATCAGACCCGATGCGGGTTATGATGGTCTTGGTAAAGTTGAAGTTGGCGCGATATCAAGCACATATATAGGTAGTGAAATACCTAGAAGAACTGATTCTGGTAATATTACTTTGGATGGTAGCACTACTAGTAAATCGTATGCAGCTGGATATTATGCAAATGCTCATGGGGCACAACATACAACTGTTGATATACCAAATCCTACTATTTCTGTAAATTCTACTGGCTTAATTACCGCAAGTGGTTCTTGGACGGCTGGTTTTACTACAGATACAAGTTATAATAATACTTCACAGTTATCAACAAAAGCAGGTACATCTATTAAACCAACTAGCTCAAGTCAGATAGCTATATATAAAAATACATACGCTATAGGCGATATAAGAGTTGCGGCTGTACCAACAGAAACTAAGACAGTCACTGAGAATGGTACTGTTACACCAACTAGTGGTAATTTTTTCTCTAGTGTAACTGTAGCTATACCACTTCAACATTATTACGAAGGTACAGAAACACCAAGTTCTTCATTGGGAGAAGATGGTGATATTTACTTAAAGACTAGTTAAAGGAGGAAATTAAAGTGGCAACATTAAATCAAGTTTCTACAAGTAGTGGGGGTACATGGTCTACTAGTATTGTTGGTAAAGATACAGATTCTACTACTTCTAGTAGGCCCACAATTTCTAGTACTTCAACTATAACTGATAACCCGTATTTAGTATTTAATTGTAGCGGAGTGCCTACTGGAGCTACTGTAACAGCTATATCAGCCCAAATTAAAATGAGAGCTTATAGTACTAGTTATACAGCGAAAGTTCAAATGTTTAATGACACAACCTCAATATCCAATCAAGTTACTACAACATCAACAAGTACTTCAAATATTTTAACTGTGAACGCAACTTCAATACCAAGTACATTTACTAACTTAAGATTATATTTTGGTAACTCAAGCTCCAGTTCTAACCGCAGACCTTATGTTTATGGGGGACATATAACAATTACATACACTGTCCCAACTTACTATATTACCACTTCTAAAACAGGTAGTGGTTCTATTGACCCAGAAGGGGAAACTACAGTGTATGGAGGAGAAACATTTAATTTACTTATCTCAGTATTACCCACATCAGTAATAGATAATGGAATTGATGTAACTTCTCAAATAACACCTTACACCCATAAATTAAGCATAACTGCCAATAATTCAAGCTATACTGGATTATCATCTGGGCAAGATTCTGTAGCAAAAGCAATAGGACATACTGCAGAGGAACATTATTCTATGACTTCAAATTGGTATAGTGCTAGTGGTGCAGCTGTAGATACGGGATATGCGCAATACACTTTTGATTTATCAAGTATTCCAAGTAGCGCTACAAATATTCAAGTATCTTGTAAAGTATATGGACATGCTGAAAGTAGTACTCATACATATTCAGCCGGTGGTAAATATTCTCACTGGCAATTATATTGTAATGGTTCAGCTAAAGGCTCATATGTATATACTACATCAACATCAAATACAGAAATTACAATTACAGATTGTGGTACCTGGACTAGAGAAGAACTTAATAATTTACAATTAAGAAACTGTGTAGGATATTATGGAGGAGGTACTGCTGGTATAACTCTAACTATTAGTTGGGAAGGAGGAGAATATAATTATAAATATTCAATTACAAATATTGCAGCTAATCATACTATTGCAGTAACATTTGGAACCTCAACTCAACAGTTATATCTAAAGAAAAGCGGAGCGTGGGTAGAATTTACTGGCCAGGTATATAAAAAGGTTAGTGGTACATGGGTACTACAAACAGACATATCTCATGTATTCGATACCGGAACAAACTATGTGAAGGGCGATACTTAATTAAATAAGGAGGTAAGAATCATGGCTTTATGGGCAAATAATAATCAGGGAGACATGACAAAAATAACTACAGCTTATATTTATAACGAAGAACTAGAGGCTGTAGTTGAAGTACAAGAAATATATATTGGTGATGAAAATGGCAATCCTCGCTTAGTATTTCCAGAACAAGTGATATAGCTATCATCATCAAGAAGAAAGGAGGTAAACCAATATGATAAAACAAATTCAAAATTGGTACATTGAAGATAAACGCTTCGTTGGGCCAGAGACTAAAAAAATAGAAGGTAAACTTAGTGGTACTGTTAATACTAAATTTGATACAACTCATAATACTGAATTGAAAGCTATATATAATAATGATGTAAGTTTTCTAACTTATAATGGAAAAAGTTTAAAAAGAGGACCAATTATTACAGAAACAGAAATTCACGCTAAATATGATTCGTACTTTGATTTTACTAGTTCAGATTTAGAATTTACTAAAATTAGAGTATATTTATTAAGAGGTGAGATATCAGGTTGCAGAAGATTTGAAGATAAATTATTTAATCTGAGAACTGGTGGGATATTGCCAACTCTTATAGTAGATGGTACATTACTTGGGACACCCGAAGATGAAGAACCACCAACCCCAGCTACCAAATTTGTTAAATTTACTTATAACCAGCCATTTAATGTTGGTTTAGTCAGTAATAAGTGGTTAGGGGTGGATAATGAAGGTAATCCAGGTACAATTCAATATTCTACTAATAAGACAACATGGAATAATTGGGATGGCCAGCCAATTACCGCTGTGTTGCAGGACTCTGGTAATTTTGAAGTTTATTTAAGAGGAAATAACAACTATCACACTTCAACAGGTAATGGAGATCCAGGAATAGATGAAACATGTTTTAATGTTACAGATCCAGACGATCCAGAAACAAAAGCTCCATTTAATGTTATAGGAGAAATTAACCATTTATTAGATTGGGAAAACGAAGTATTTGAATGTGGAAGGTTAGAAGGATTATTTGCAAATACAAGTATAGTAGATGCTTCAGGTTTGATCTTATGTGAAATGATGGATTTAGAAGAAGAAGATAACCATGGTAATTTTTGGGGCATGTTCTATAAATGCGAAAGTCTTAAATATATTCCCTCCCTTCCTGCTAAGCAAATTCCTAAAAATTGTTATCAAGGTATGTTTAAAGAATGTACAAATATTACTTTTGCAGCAGATGGAGTGGTAACAGATCATCCAGTACGTATACCAACAGAAGGAAATATAGTTGGTACAGTTGGCGAAGGAGCTTTAGAGTTCATGTTCTTTGGCTGTTCTGGAAATGTACCTAGTGGATCAACTGTTGGTAGACCTACAGTTGAAACAACTTATTATTTAGTATAGGAGGCAAAATATGGCTAATATAAAAAATATTATGGGATACGATGTCTTTGATACTAGATTTGAAGACGAAGGATTTAAAATTAGAAGGTTGGATGCTTTTGCTCCTACACCTTCTACTTCACAAAATGAAGTTTTACAATTAATAATTAATGACTTAATACTTAATAAAGCATATGCTTTTTGTATTGGTAACGAAGGATTTTATACTACAGGCACAAGAGTTACAGAGGCAACGGATACATATTATTATTCATTTATGAGTTATCAAGGATCAGGATATAAAGAAGTTAGAGTTTATGTAGATGCTAATGATACAGTATTATACGGTATTAATAAAACTCATAGCTATGTAAAGTTCGTTGATGCAATACCAACTACCGGAATAGCGGGGACTTTGTATGTTTCAGGAGCTCAATCTTCTGATAAGCATGTAACATTCAGTTCTCCTAATGAATTCCAACTTGGACTTTATAACCATATATGGAATGGAGAAGGTACTTTACAATATTCAACAGATAAGTTTAATTGGCAGACATGGAATGTACAAAACGATATTACAGCAGTACTTCAATCTGCCACAGAATGTTATGAGGTATATATTAGAGGGATAAGCAACACACATACCGCTACTATTACCGAAGAACAGCTTTCCGCTTCAGTTTTCACTACTACTGATAATGAAGTATCCATTGAAGGTAAACTTGATTGGTTATTAAATTACAATTCTGAATATGTGAATTGCGGAAACTGCGAATTATTATTTAGTGGTAATAGCGTAAAAGATGCTAGTGGTTTATATTTATGTGAACATTTAGGAGGAGAAGGGATATATAATCAAATGTTTTCTAGTAATGAAATTCTTATTTCTCCACCACAACTTCCAGCTACAACATTAACAAAGAATTGCTATTCTCAGATGTTTGAGGGATGTATAGGGTTGGATAGTGTACCTTCTTTACCAGCAGAAACTTTAATAGAAGGATGCTACCAAGGAATGTTCTTTGGTTGCGAATCACTTAGTAATGTACCAGAACTTATAGCTAAAACTTTAGCGAAAAATTGTTACTATCAAATGTTCTGTGGTTGTACCTCACTTAAGGGCGCTCCATATCTTCCAGCTTCAATAATGGCAGAATCTTGTTACCAAGAAATGTTTGAAGCCTGTACTTCGCTTATGAAGACTACATCATTTAAGATTCAAAGTCTTGCCCTCAATTGCTTTAAAGGGATGTATAATACATGTACTTCATTAGAATGGGCTCCAGAACTTTATTGTGACACATTAGTTGAAAGTTGTTATGAAGGAATGTTTGAAGGTTGTACTTCGCTTGTATCAACTCCAGATATGCATACTGAAACATTAGCTAAGAATTGTTATAAAAATATGTTTAAGGGATGTACAGCACTTGAGTACCTCGCTAAACTTCCTTTAACCACTTTAGCAGAAGGATGTTATCAGGGAATGTATGAAGGATGTGTATCAATTAAAGAACCTTGTCCACTTATAGCTACTGGAAATTTACCTAATAATTGCTACAAACAAATGTTTAAAGGATGTACTGGAATTGTATGGGATTCAATCGGTGTTGAATATAAGATACCACCTGAAGGAACAGCTACCCCTGGAACAGATTCGACTCTTAATATGTTTGCAGAAAATAGTGGTACCATTCCAGAAGGAACAGGTACTCCTACACTTGGAACTTCTTATTATTTATATGTGGAACCTACATATATTACTTTTAGTTCACCTGAATCCTTTACATTAAATGTTATTAATGATAAAACCACAAGTAGTCATCAATGGTTTGGAAATGGAGAATTACAATATTCTACTAACTTAAGAGATTGGGAATATATCTCATCAGGTTCGGTATTCCCTACAGTAACTTCAGTATTATATGGTGGTAGTTATAAAATATTCTTAAGAGGATCTGGAAATACTACTAATTATAATGGATATAACACAAGCACATTTAGTTTAACTGGAAGTTCTATAAGTATAGGAGGTAAGTTATCGCATTTATTAGATTATACAAACACTGAAGGAGAAGTTCTATGTGAAAGAATGTGTAATTTATTTATGAATAATAACTCTATAACTTCTGCTTCTAATTTGAAAATAGATATAACATTTATACCAGCAAAAGAAACAGGGCATATAGAATATGGCCTTGGCGGTATGTTTAAGAATTGCGGCCTTCTTACAGGAGCTCCTCAAATTAAAACTAAAGTTATGGCTAATTCATGCTTTGCTAACATGTTTGAAGGATGTAATAGTATTACTGAATTACCTAGCCTTTCAGAAGTTACAGATTTAGCAGATAATTGTTTTGCTTATATGTATCTCAATTGTCAAAATACTAGTTTTACAACAGTGCCAAGTGACTATCTTCCATTTACAACTTTGGCTTCTTATTGTTATTATCATATGTTTGAAAATTGTAGATATTTAACTACTTCTCCTACTTTAGCAGCAGAAAGAATGAGTAATTATTGTTATGCTGGTATGTTTAAGGGATGTACTCATTTTGGAACAGCGCCAGATCTTAACGCTACTACATTAGCAGAAGGATGTTATCAAGAAATGTTTATGGATTGCCAATATCTTGGAATCCTGCCTCAACTACCAGCTACAAGATTATATCATAATTGTTATAATAGTATGTTTAATGGTTGTATTCCTTTAAGATTTGATCAAACTGGATACACTTTTCGTATTCCTAATGAGGGCAGTATAACTGGAGTAGTCCCTATAACAGCATATCAGAATATGTTCTTAAATGTTGAGTCATTCCCTGAAACCGAAGGTATGCCGCAACTTGAACATGAATATCCATATAATTATCAATGGTAATAACGAATAAAGATAGCTTTTTATAATTGATATACTATATATAGTAGTTGTTTAATACTATATATACTATATATAGTATACTTTTACCACAATAAAATCTAAATAAGTTTATAAGAGGGTAAATCAATCCTCTTTTTATTAGGGAGCTTCTCTTAGCTCAAATCAAGATAGTTAAAAGAGAGCGTTTCGCTACTCATAAATGCGATTATAACAGCGGGGACAGGTTCACACTTGTCTCCGCTTTATTTCTAAATAAGTTTATGAAAGGATAAATCAACTCTCTTTTTATTAGTTTGCTTTATATATACTATATATAGTATATTAAAATATATTCATACTAAATACATAAAAAATGTGAAGGGTACCCTACTTTAAAAAAAAGTCTTGAAAACGTTAAAATTTCAACGTTTATAGGTTTTTTGATTTGTGACAATGTTTAATATGAGTAAGAGTTATATATATTAAGGAGGTTATTTATGAAGAATTCAAAACGAGCCGGGTGCCTTTGCACCCTTGTTATCATTGTTTTATGTTGCATCTATTCCCTCGCTTGGGGAGCCGAAATGATAGGTGATGCAACTATTAATATTAATAAGCAATGTGTAGAGGAACAAGTTGTAAAGGAAAAAGCAGAAGTAGTGAAAGTTACTAGATACACTAAGGATGCTTTAAACTTGAGAGCGAAGGCCGGCACAAAATACAAAATTAAAACTGTAATCCCTTATGGTGCCAAAGTTACATTATATAAGGGTAAGTGTCAAAGAGATGGATGGAGTTATATTAAGTATGGTAAGAAGACCGGTTATGTTATGACAAAGTATTTAACTAAAAAGAAGCCAGCTTCTAACAAAGTTTATCTCGGAAAATTTGAATTGACAGCGTACTACAACAAGTATAACAATCATACCGCAAGTGGTACATGGCCAACAGCTGGCCGTACTGTTGCGATTAATGGTATTCCACTTGGAACAAAAGTCTATATCGAAGGGATTGGATATAGAATTGTTGAAGACAGAGGTGAAATGGCAAGCAATGTGGTAGATGTGTTCTATAATACTTATGGAGAATGTGTTAACTTTGGTAGAAAATACAATGTAAAAGTATATAAAGTAAACTAATCGTTCTAGAGGGTTTATCGTTAAAGCCCTCTTCCAAGGCTTAGGCCTAAAAGTTACATTTATATTATATTTAAAAAAGAAAAGGAGAATTAAAAGTATGACAGAATTTGCGAGAAGATTAAAGAACAATGTGAAAATTAGCGGTGAATTAGTATCAATTACTAATCCAAAGGAAGGAGTAACTCAGGCGGGTATTCCGTTTGTAAGCTGTAGAGGTGAGATTGCTTGTTCAGCTGATGGTAGTCAGACATTTGGCTTTAAGGTTTTCAGTAAGAAGATCACAAGTAGTGGAGCAGAATCAAAGGCATTCCCTAAGCTCAGAGCTGGTATCATGGGTGGATGGGTAACTAGAGAAATGGCTGCTCAGAACACAGGACTTGAACCAACAAAGATTGAACTTCACGGAGGACTTAATCAGAACATGTATGTAAACCAGGAAGGTAAGCTGATTGCTACAGAAGAAATTGGTGTAACATTTGCTTCTGATTTTAAGGACTTTGCAGCTGAAATTGATATTGAAGCATTTGTTAAGGATGTTACAGAAGAAGTATTCAATGATAATCCAACAGGCAGATATGTTTATACTCTTGTGGCAAGAGATGGTTTTGGTAATACAATCATGCCAAGAGCATATACTGAAGGAGAGACTTATAGAGCATTTGAAAATGCTGGTATTTGTGAAGGAGAAACTACCACTATATATCTGGATTTAGTTAAGAGAGGGGTGGAGAAGAGTGTGTCTGCAATTGGTAGATCGCATTCAGCTGGCACTTTCTTAAGAAAGGAATATGCACTTGTTGGTGCGCTTCCACCTTATACAGATGACAAGGCTCTTGAACAGGGCGTGGTAAACACAATGGTTAAGGAGTTTGAAGCGAAGAAGAGAGATGTGGAAGCTGAAGGTTATAAGGGTAATGGTGGCAGAGGTCAGATGATTGGTGCTGCTAGACCAGCTGTAAACATTCCACAGCCTGTTGATAACTCAGTACCTCAGATGATGGTTGATGTCGATGATATTCCTTTCTAGGATATTATATATAGGTTAAAGTTTAAAAAAAGAAAAGGAGAATAAAGATTATGGATTTAAAAAATATTAAGCCAACAGAAGTTAGTAAAGATTTAAAGGGAAAGTTTGTCTTATTATATGGCGAGCCTAGATAGACTTGGGCATTTATGGGGTGACCCATATCTAAATCGCAGTAAAAAACTGGAACCCTGAGATGGGAATCAGACCGGAAGTCTATGAAGTAAAGATTATAGACACGGGCAACGCATAGTGATTGAAACTTTTTTAAAGAATAAAATATCACCACGAGACTGCGGATCTTTGGAAGAAGATTAAAAGGTATGCTGAACTTATACGAAATCAAGTATAAGAACCGGGGGATAAAAAGCCCCCGGGATAACATAATTGAAGTCAGGTAAGACAACTTTAGCTTCACAGTTCCCTAATGCATTATTATTAGCAACAGAAAAGGGATATAATGCTATTCCTGGAATCAATGTAGCAGATGTTCCTAATTACTTAGAGTTTAAGAAGGCTGTTAAGCAGCTTGAAGACCCAGAAGTTAAGAAGATGTTCGATACAGTTGTTATCGATACATATTCACTTCTTTATAAGAGAGCTGAAAAGTTCATTCTTAATAGAGAGGGTGTAGATAAGTTAGCAGATGTGCCATATGGTGCGGCATATGGGATGGTATCTTCATTAGTTGAAGATGATCTTATTAAGATTACTCAGATGGGATATGGTCTTGTACTTATTTGCCATGCAAAGACATCAACAGTAAGTGATGGAGCGGTAGCAGTAACTACAATTGAACCAGACCTTGATAAGAGAGCTAATAAAGTAGCGAACAGATTAGTAGATGCCACTATCTGTCTGTATAATGATGGTGAAAGTAGAAAGCTTTATCCAAGAGATTATACTATTCAGAAGGGACCAGAAACAATTGTTGTTAGAGCTGGTAATAGATTCCCTACTCTTGATAAGCCAATCGCTTTAGGTTATGAACCTCTTGTAAATGCTATTGCGGAGTCAATGAACTCAATGGGTACAAAGCTTATTGATAAGAAGGTTGAAGCTGCTGCAGTAGAAGAAAAGAAGGAATTAGACTTTAATGCAATCGTTAATGAAATTGGAACAATTGCAAAGGGACTTTATGTGAAGGACCAGAATGAAGGTTCTTCATTAATGAAGGAGTACAAGGCAATCGTTGAAGATTATCTTGGAACAGGAAAAGGAGTTAAAGATGCATCAGAAGCTCAGGTAGAGATTCTTGATAGTATTCTTTCAGAATTAAAGGCTAAGTTTTAACTAAGATGTTAGGGGAAAGGCTTTGTCTTTCCCCTATTTTTTTTAAGGAGATTTTGTATGGAAAAGTTAAAATGGAAAGCGCTTCATGAAAGTGATTTCAGTAAAGAGGCTGACTTTCTTGAAACGATTTTAAAAGAGAATGGGGTAGATGATATTGGTAGCTTCTTAAACCCATCCACGAAAAACCTGCACGATCCTTTCTTATTAAATAATATGGAGAGAGCGTGCGAGATGATACACAAGCATAAGAATGATGATGTGTTTGTATATTTTGATGTGGATGTGGATGGTGTGAGTAGTGGGAGTATTGTTTACAACTTTTTGCAGGATGCTGGGTTCACAGGCAACATTGAATTTAATATGAACCCAGGTAAAGCACATGGATTAAAGATTGATTATCTTCAGAAAGAATATAAGTTAGCAATCGTTCCGGATGCAAGTTCAGAAGAACTTAATGATATTCTGGAATGGTTCCCAGATTTAGATATAGTGTTCTTAGATCATCATGATGTAGATATTGTAGAGTTTAACACAAACAGAACTGTAATGGTTAATTGCCAGGATGGACATTATCCAAACAACACACTGTGTGGAGCGGGGGTAGTGCAAAAGTTTATTGAAGCTTATGCTACTATGTATCCAGATGAGGTTCCAGATGGTATTAGATATAAGTATCTCGATATGGTTAGCTTAGGGCTTATCGCCGATAACATGGATTTAAGAAACCTTGAAAGTAGATGGTATGCTCTTCAGGGTTTAGATGAACTTAATTATAACAACAAGGGATTAAATGCTCTGTGTGAACATTTGAGTGATGATTTGCCTTGGGGTAGATATGTGATGAGTGTTGGGTGGCAGATTGCCCCTAAGATTAATGGTATGATTAGATATGGTGAAAGAAAAGAGATTGAAGAACTCATGAAATCTTTTGCCGGCATTGAAGAAACAAAGACATATCAACCAAGAAGAAAAAGAGCTAGCGATCCTAAACCAGATCCTATTGAAATGAGTATCCAGGAATGGGTTGCGAGAAATTGTGTTACAGTAAAGAATAGACAGGATAGTGAAGTAAGAAAAGCTACTAAGGAGTTAGAAGCTAAGATTACTGAACAGGGTTTAGATAAGAACTCAATGATATTTGTAGATGCCACAAAGATTCTTGAAAAGGGAACTGTAACAGGACTTATTGCAAATAAGTTAGCTACTAAGTATATGAGACCGATTATTCTTATGAGAATGATGTATGATGGTGTTACCTATGGCGGTTCAATGAGAAACTATTCACAGGGTAATATTGAAAACTTAAAAGATTATCTGAATGGTATTGGTATCTGGTGCGCTGGACATGCTAATGCTGGGGGAATCAGATTTGGTTCTACAGATTTAGATAAGTTTATCGCTAAAGTTAATGAAGATTACCCACTTGATTCACTTGAAACAATCTATAAGGTTGATTGGGAAATTCCAGCTGACGAGATGAAGGCTAAGTTTGTTTCAGAGGTTGCGAGTGCGTATGATGTATTTGGTAATAGCGTACCATCTCCAAGGTTCGCTATTAGTGGATTAAAGATTAACGCTTCAAACATTCAAACATTTGGTGAAGGTAAATTCATTAGATTTGTACACAATGGAGTTACATATTCGAAAAAATACTGTAAGCAGGGGGAGTATGATGCTATGACTTACAGCGATAGAAGAATGATTGGGGCTAATAAGAAAGACTTGGAACTTAATCTTATCTGTGAATTCTATAATGAAAAATATGAGGGGAAGACATACCCTACTGTAAAGATTGTAGAATTTGACAGTACCGTTTTAAGAGAAAACGAAGTAAAAAAAAGTAATACAATCAAAATTGATGACATGGATTTTGATTGGTAAGGTTCTCGGGGGTTCAACCTAAAGCCCCCATCCAGTAAATTTAAATGAAAGGAGAAAAAAGAATGATTAATTTACACACACATACTGACCATAGTAATTATCGTATGTTAGATTGTACTAATAAGATCCCAGATTTAATTGCGTATGCAAAAAAGTTAGGGCATAAAGGTATAGCAATAACAGACCATGAAACTGTGGGAAGTCATATGGAAGCTAATGAATATCAAGATGAAAACTTTAAGATTATTCTTGGTAATGAGATTTATCTTTGTAAGAATGATTGTAAAGAAACTCACAAGTATCCTCATTTTATATTATTAGCAAAAGATGCCGAAGGACATAGAGCTCTTAGAGAATTAAGCACTAGAGCTTGGTGTGAGAACTCACATTATTGGGTTAACTTAAGAGTTCCAACTCATTATGAAGATTTAGTAGAAGTAATGAGTGAGTATAAGGGGCATGTTATTGGTATGACAGCATGCGCTGGGGGAGCTTTGGGTAAAATGATTCTTAGTGGATACGATCCAACTAATTGGCTTCTTAAAATGGTTGCGATATTTGGAGAGGGAAACTTCTTTATGGAAATGCAACCAAGTGTACAGGAAGAACAGGATGTTATTAATAAGAAGATTTTAGAACTTAGTGATAAGTTAGGAATTGATTATGTAATAACAACTGATGCACATTATTTAAAAAAAGAAGAAAAGGAAATTCATAAGGCATTCTTACAGAGCCAGGAAGCTGATAGAGAAACAGGTTTGTTTTATGAAACAACTTACCTTATGTCAGAAGAAGAAATTCATCGGTGGTTAGATGGTTCTATTGGCTATGATAATGTAGAAAGAGCTTTCAGAACTTCAGAATCTATCATGGATATGTGTGAAGTATATTCATTAGAGAAACCATTGAGAATTCCTTATAATCCAACAAAGGTAGAAGAGCTTGATATGGAATTATATAATTTCTACAAAGAAAGAATTCCTAATCTTGAAGCATTCTTAAATCATGATGTTGGTCCAAAGGAAGGAGACCCTAATAGGCATCTTGTAGCATTAGCTATTAAGAACATGGCTAAAGAACCAGAGATATTCAATACAGAAAAAGCTTATAAAGAAATAGAATTTGAATTAGATTCTATTATAAAATTAAGTGAAAAGCAGCATACATATTGGGCTGGATATATTTTACAGACAAGAGAGTTAATTAATGTATGTTGGGATCATTCATTAGTGGGGTGTAGTAGAGGTTCTGGAGCCGGATTTGTACTTTTATATTTATGTGAAGTTATTCAGATAAATATGTTAAGAGAAGAGGTACAGTTATATCCATGGCGCTTCCTCAATAAAGAAAGGGTTTCGCCTCTTGATATTGATTGTGATATTGAGGGTGATAAGAAAGAAGAAATTATTTCAAGTATGATGGAAAAGTTTGGTGGTTATAGACATGTAACTAAAGTACAAACTTTATTGAAAGCTAAGACAAAAAATAGTATTCAGATTGCATGTAGAGGCCTTGGAGAATCGAAAGAAACAGCTCAGTTTTTAGGTGGGTTTGTGAAATATGAAAGAGGTACCCCTTGGACATTGGAAGAAACTTATGAGAACGATAGGCAGTTTAGAGATTTAATTGATACTCAGTATAAAGAAGTATATAGAATTGCGAAGTATATTGAGGGTGTAGTTGTTGGTGTGGGTCAGCATGCGGGCGGTGTTATTTATGATAACCATGATTTAGTTGATTCAGTTGCTTTAATGAAAAGTAATGCTGGAGATATTATAACTCAGAATGACTTACATAAAAGTGAAGCAGCTTCACTTATCAAGTACGATTTACTCGGGGTCGATTATTTGACTAAGGTTCATACTTGTATAGATTTATTAATAGAAGGTGGTTTAATTGAAGATAAAGGAAGCATCAAAGATACTTATGAAGAATATTTAAACATCTATAAAATAGATAGAACAAGTGATAAGGTGTGGAATGCAATTTGTAACCAAGAAGTATTAAGCATATTCCAGTTTGAAGGACAGGCTGGAGTACAAGCAATCAAGTTAGGACAGCCAAGAAGTCTTGAAGATATGGCAGCTCTCAACTCTGTTATGAGACTTATGAGTGATAATAATGAACCACCACTTCAAAAGTATGCGAGATTCAAGAATGATATATCTGAATGGTATAAAGAGATGAATGAATGGGGGGTATCCAAAGAGGACCAGAAATGGTTAGAAGGATATTGTTTAAAGAATTATGGATTCTTACCAAATCAGGAAAACTTTATGAGCATTCTTCAAGATGAAAAGGTTGGAGGGCATGATCTGTTATTCGCAGATCTTGTTAGAAAAGCAGTAGCGAAAAAGAATCCTAAAACTTTCTTAGAAAAAGAAGAAGAATATTATCAAGCTGTAAAAGATAAAAAATTGAATAAGGAGTTATGCACATATGTTTGGGAAGTCCTTATTGGAGCTTCTAAAGGATATGGATTTAATACGTTGTGATGGCGTACACAAGCTTAACCGTTTATCAGCGGGGTTCTATTTTTATAAGGATTGACGGTCTTAAAATAGGGCTAACGAGGGTAAAATCTCGTGTCAAATAAAACAAAACAAAAATAAAACAAGAAAGGAGATAATATGGTTATATATAAAATTGAAAATAAGATTAATGGAAAAGTATATATAGGACAAACTAATGATTTTAAACTAAGAATAAATGGTCATAAATCAAATGCTTTTAACCCCAAATCAAATTCGTACAACCTTCCCATATGTTGTGCAATAAGAAAATATGGGTGGGATAATTTTACCAAAATAATAATAGAAACTATAGAAGATGATAAAGGATATGAATATGTAGATAAAAGAGAAAGATATTATATTGAATATTACAATAGCTTATGCGATAATAATGGGTATAATATTGAATTAGGTGGGGTTGGAGGTCCTAAAAGGGAAAAATTAACTTATGAAGAAAAGTTATATATGAGTAACATCTTCACTCCCGAAGAAATAAAAGATATTCAAAACCTTTTGATATTGGGAGAAGAAAAAATTAAAATAAGAGAAAAGTATTATCCTAGATTGGGAGAAAGTTATTTGGATAATATAAATAGTGGAGCGAATTTTGGTAATGAAGAATGGGATTATCCATTACATGTATACAAACATTACTCAGTTAAATACACTAGACAAGAAATGGATGAAATAAGAAAGGAAATTTCAGAAGGGAAGTTTTATAAAGATATTCATGAAAAATGGAATATATCTCAAGGTTTACTGTCTTTAATAAATAATGGGAAAATATGGTATGACGATAAATATACCTACCCTTTATCGTATAGAAGTACATCTAGATTGCAAAATCGTAACACTTGGGTAAAAGAAGTACAGGAAGATTTAATTAATAGTAATATGAGTTTAAAAGATATAGCTAACAAATATAATAAAGCTTACTCTACTATAAAAAAAATAAACACGGGATCTTCTCATAGAAATTCCAATTATAAATATCCACTTACAAAAAATAGAAAATAATATATAATTTGTTTTGTTTTAAAATGATGTATCGACTATCCCGGGTTAGACTGGGAGTACTGGAACTATTGATACGTTCTGGGAAACAGCTTGCGACCGCAGAGTAAGTCAAAACTCTGACACAGAAAGGTTGTAAAAAATAGTCAGTTTTATATAATTAAAATGCACATACGCTCGCTTATTCAATTGCAGCTTTACAGGAAACAAATCTTAGTGTAAAGTATCCAAAAGTTTATTGGGCTTGCGCTAATTTAATTTCAGATTCAGGTGGTAAGGGTAATCCTAAGTATGATAAGATTGCTTCAGCGGTTGCTCGTTTAAAGAGTAATGGAGTTGTAATATCTCCACCATATATCAATGAATGTGAAATGGAATTCTCAATCAATGGAGATGATATTATTTATGGTCTTAAGCCAGTGATGGGACTTCCAACAAAGGCAGCTGAAACTATTATTGAAGAAAGAAAGAATGGCAAGTTTACAGGTGTATCTGATTTCATAGAAAGAACTAAGACAACCAAATCAGCGATGTTATCTTTAATTAAGGCTGGTTGTTTTGATAAGTTTGGTGATAGATATGAAGTAATGGTAGATTATATCAAGAGTGTAAGTAAGTTGAAAGATAAGCTTACAGTTAAAGATGTGGAATCTATCATTAGAAGTGGAGCAGCTGATATCAGAACTCCAGAAGTAAGAATCATTAGATTTAGAGACTATATTTGTAATGGAACTCCATTAAGAAACTCAGGTAAAGGACCAGCTACAGCTTGGTATAAAGTTGGCGTGGAACATAATAGTTCAAAGTTCTTTGAAGAATATTATTTAGATAATATGGTAGAAGATAAGGACTATGTTTGCATGGCTGATGGATACGAAGTTAAGAAGGGTTCAATGGATAAGGTAATGAAACAACTCATTGGAAATTTCTTAGAGAATGAAGAAATGTTAAGCAAAGTTAATGAGATTAAGTGGAAAGAAAATTATCCAACAGGCAACAAATTAAGTTGGGAGATCGAAGCTATTGGTAATTATTATGATAAGCATGAGTTAGATATAATTAATGATGATGATTATCTGATCACAAACTTCTATGAACTATCAGAAGAACCGATTATCTCAAAAGAAAATTATAGAAAGTATAATGGTAAGATATATCCTAGATATGAAATCAGTAGAATAGCTGGCACAGTTATAGCTGTTGATAAGAATAAGAATACATTTATATTACTTACAAAAGATGGGCCAGTTCAATGTAAGATGTTCAAGGGTCAGTTTAATAACTACACAAGAGTAACCGATACAGAAGAGAACTGGATAACAAAGGGTGTAATGTTATTTGTATTAGGATATAGAACAGATGATATCTTCATGTGTAAGAGTTATAATGATAGTGCATTTGGAAAACATGTGCTTAACAAGTTAACAATTAATGATGGAGTATTATCAAGAATGACTGAAAAGGTTACAGGGGAACAGTAGTTCCCCTATTTTTTAGGAGGGAATATGTCAGAAAAGAAACATATAATCGCCAAGCTTAAACATATTCTCTACCCGAAGGGAGGGCTAAAAAAGACCCTGGGTGAGGAAGGAAATAAGTTTGGCATCATCAAAGTAATAGATGAGTTTGAAGAAGTTTATACTATTAAAGGAAACTTTCCCTGTCCTATTGACGGTGGAGTTGAATATGACTTCACAGTGAAAGAAGAAGATGATCCAAAATATGGAACAACATATAAGCTTCTTTTCTTTCAGAGTAATGTTGATATGACAAAGATACCAAATCAGAAAGAGTTCCTTAAGAAGATATTAACAAACAAACAGATAGACGCTCTCTATGCAGCATATGATGATGTACTCACAATATTAGAAAACGGAGATATAGATAAACTTATGGCTGTAAAAGGTATAGGATCTTCAACAGCTCATAGAATTATATCAAAGTACACAGGAGCTAAGCCAGATGCAGAGCTTTATGTAAGAATTGCGGAATTAGGTTTAGACTTTACAGATAGTATGGTTACCAGATTAAAGGAAACATTTGGTAACACACAAGTTATCATGGATGTATTAGAAAACCATCCATACAAATTAGTTAAGGTTCCTCTTGTTGGCTTTAAGAAGGCGGATGCAATAGCTTTAGCATCTGGAAGATTTGATTGGCAATCACCTGAAAGAATAGCGGGTTTCATTGAGAACAGTTTAGATATGGAATCTGATAATGGTCAGAGTTATATCTATGCTTCAGAACTCAATCAGTATATAATCGACTTCTTTGGGGAAGAGATTGTTGTTAAGTATCCAGATGGAACTAGCAATGTAGGGAAAGCTATACAGATGTTAATAGATAGCAAAGTTATATCTATGATAGAAGATGAGTCTGGTTCAAAAGCAAGGAGAAAAGTATATCTCACAAAGGTATATGAACTTGAAAAGAATATAGCGATTGAACTTAGAAGAATATCTGAAGGTGAACCTAGATGTTTTATGGCTGAGAACTGGAGAGAAAAAGTTCAAGAGCAGGAAAAGAATCAAGGGTTCAAGTTTGATGAAAGCCAATGGGAAGCTATAGAAAAAGGACTTCAAAGCAATGTATTTGTTATTGGGGGTTATGGTGGAACAGGAAAGACTACAATGCTTAAAGGTATTCTTGCTGCTTTAGGCAATGCTACAATAGCAACTTGTGCTTTAAGTGGTAGGGCTGCTGCCAACTTACAAGGTATAGGTAGAAACGCTACCATTCATAAGTTATTAGACTATAGGCCAGGTAGTGGTTTCCAGTATGGAAAACATGCTCCATTGCCATATGATATTATAATTCTTGATGAGTTATCAATGGTAGGTGGTGAGTTATTTTTAAGTCTTCTTAAGGCGATAGGAACAGGTAGTAGATTTATTTGTTTAGGAGATCCGGGACAGCTCGAGAGTATCGGATTACTTTGTCTTATGAGAGACTTGTTAAATGATGAAAATATACCTAGTACATTATTAACTAAGGTACACAGACAGGCATTAGAGTCTGGTATATTAGAAGAAAGTATTAATATTAGAGAAGGTGTCATTGGTTTTGAGGGTGGTATACATGAAGGTGTAGAAATCCATGGAGCTAGAAAAGACTTCTGTACAGATTTTAATACTTATCGAGATATAAATCCAAGCAGAGTTGTTGCTTGGTATAAGAAGCTTATGAACTCTTCTGTTGTGAAGAGTTTATTAGATATTATGGTAATCTCTCCAACCAATATAAGAGGAGAGGATTCTGTTTGGAAACTAAATAGACTTATACAGGATGAAATAAATCCTGTAGTAAATGTAGATGCTGACGATGTTATTCCAATTAATACAGCGATAGATAGAACATCATTAGATTATATTCATAGAGGTGATGTGGTTATGGTTCGTAAGAATAACTATAGGGTTAATGATTGGAATGGAGAAGAAACAGCTATGTTTAATGGCTGGCGTGGTATTATTAAAGAAATAGATAATACAATGGTATATATTGACTTTGCTGAAAATGGCAAGGTGAGACTTGATAGAGGGGAGGCGGCTCAGTATTTATTATTGGGTTATGCTTGCACCGCTCATAAGAGTCAGGGCAGTACTATACCAGTTGTTATAGCTACATTTAGTTATAGTGCATATGTAATGTTAAACAGAAACATATTATATACAGCTATCACAAGAGCAAAAGAAAAGTGTGTAGTTGTGGCAGAAACAAACGCATATGTAAAATGTGTACAAACGGAGTTTGTAAGTAGTAAAAGAACTTTCTTCGCGGAAGGTTTATTAAATAAAATTTTTAAAGGAGAATAATTATGGGTAGAAAAGAAAGAAGAGAATATGAAAGACAGTTAAGAAAGAAGGAAGGTCTTAGCAAGAGCGAAGCCGCTGCTAAGGTTGCTGAGATGATGAATCCAAACTTAGATGGGCTTCCAGTAATGATTGATTATGAAGCATATATCAGAAGTGATTATTACAAGAACATCTCAAAGGAAATGCAGGAATATCTCACAAACAATAGATGGGAAATCTATACTGCTAAGGCCACTGAAGAAAAGTTTACTTATAAGTTAGAGGGACCAGAAGAAGTAGATTTAATCATGCTTGGTAGATACCTTAGACCACTCGCTCAACCAAAGGCTACTGTTAAGATGGAAGATGGAGAAGAAAAGACATTTGAAGTTGATACAGATAGTAGAAATCTTAACGATATTGTTTCGAAGGCTGTTGAACAGGCTGAAGAAGAAGTTGAGTTTGTGGAAGCTGAGGTGGTTGGAATTGAAGATTAAGAGATTATTTGGAAATGCGATTTTACCAACAAGAGCTGATGATGGATCAGCTGGATTAGATTTATATGCTTGCTCACCTTACACAACTAAGATCAACCCACACGAAACAGTTAAGGTTGGCACAGGTATCGCAATCGAATTACCTGATGGTACATTTGGTGGTATCTATGCAAGAAGTGGGATTGCTACTAAGAGAGGATTAGCGCCAGCTAATGCTGTTGGAGTGGTAGATGAATCTTATAGAGGAGAGATTATTGTTGCTTTACATAATTTCTCAGATGAGGTACAGGAAATAGGTCCTTATGAAAGAATAGCTCAGTTAATCGTACAGCCTTATGTGCGTGTGAGTTTAGAGGAAGTTGAAGAGTTATCTAAAACTACAAGAGGCGAAGGAGGATTCGGTCATAGTGGAAAATAATTTTGATGTTTTAATGAAAAACCTAAGCAGAGATGAGATGGCCGATCTCATCTCTAGCTCACAGTACAGGTGTGACTGCTGCGTAGAGGAACCAGAACTGTGTTCTGGGGAGTGTTATGTGGGAGTGTTCACTTGGTTAGGTTTAAGATTAGGTAGGAGGAAGAAATGCAAGTAACTAAGAGAGATTGTTCACTTCAAGAATTTGACAAAACTAAAATTTCTAATGCTATTGTAAAAGCTATGAGATCGGTAGGAAATATAAAACCTAAGATTGCTAATGATATTGCAGATGAGATAGCAGAAGAAGTTGAAAGTCTTGAAGATGTTTCGGTATCAGAAATTGAAGATATGGTATATGACAAGCTTATTACAAAGAAGCAAAGACTAGTAGCTAAAGCTTATGAAGGTTATAGAGCTGTTAGAGAATTTCAGAGAGAAACAGTTGGAAGTATAGATGATAAGATTTTTGGAATAGTAGGTGGAACAGGAAAAGATATTAAAGATAATTCAAATAAAAATCCTACATTAATTTCTACTATGAGAGATTTAGTAGCGGAAGAAGTATCTAAAGACATTGCACTTAGATATATGCTTCCACCTGATGTGGTATCAGCACATAATGATGGTATCATTTATATTCATGATTTAGGACATTATCTTAATCCATCATTCAACTGCGAATTAATTAATCTCAAAGATATGCTTGAAAATGGTACAGTAATTAATGGAAAGATGATTACTAGACCACATTCACTTAGAACAGCCGCTACAATTGCAACTCAGATTATCGCACAGGTTGCTAGTGGTCAGTTTGGTGGGCAGACTATTTCATTAGCACACTTAGCTCCATTTGTAAGAGATAGTTTTGATAAGTATGTTAAGAAATATGAAAAGAGAGGATTCTCAGAAGAAGAATGCTCTAAGTATGCGATGGAAGATTTGAGAGAGGAGATTAAGGATGCTATCCAGACATTCCAATATCAGATCAACACGCTGCAAACAAGTAACGGTAGACGCTTTGCCGTTGTAAAACTTCATTAGCCCTTACCAGGGGGTGTGCTCATAAGAGTGCTAACGGTCAACTAAATCGAAAGATTAAGGTGGTAAGAGAACCTAAGTCCTTTTGGGATATGGTAATACCGTGTTATTCATTTAATTAAATGATGATGTAGAGACTAACCGTGATGAGTGTAACGGTGTAGGGGTAGAGATTGGTACTACCTCCAAAGATGAAGCAACTTCACAAGATAGTGAAATGAATATATAGTCCGCCCCTATAGAAATATAGGATTAGGCGCAAGCGCCTTTCTTATCAGTAGGTATGTATGTAATGGAATATCCTGAATATAAAAAGGAAACAGCTTTACTTATTGAGGAAATGTTAAGACAGAGAATTAAGGGTATGCAGAATAAGGTTGGTGCATGGATATCACCGGCATTCCCTAAGCTTCTCTACGTAACCGATGAATGTAATATTCATGAAGATAGTGAGTATTATTATTTAACAGTGTTAGCTTCAGAGTGTGTAGCTAATAGAATGATGCCAGATTTCTTATCAGCTAAGAAGCTGAGAGAAAACTATGAAGGAAATATTGTATTTCCAATGGGCTGCAGGGCCTTCCTTTCACCTTATAAGGGAGGAATTAATAATGAAGAAGGTAAGTATAAGTTATACGGACGCTTCAACATGGGTCTCACTTCAATTAATCTTGCCGATGCTGGTTTATCAGCTGAAGGAGATTTAAATGCTTTCTGGGAGATTCTTGAAGAAAGACTTGAGTTATGTCATAAGTCATTAAAGCTTAGATATAACAAATTAAAAGATGTAACTAGTGATGTATCACCGATTCACTGGCAGTATGGTGCTATTGCAAGATTAGAACCACACGAACCAATTTATCCATTACTTCAGAATGGTTACGCAACTATTACTCTTGGGTTAAATTAGATATAGCCCAAATAAAACCCATTAAACTGCGGGAAAACCCTTAGAGCCTTAACAACCAAACTTATATAGGGATATATAAGTGGCGAGGTTAGCGACCAAGGTATGGTAATATCGTTAAGGATTGGGTAACCAGACGCATCGAAGCCTCTAGAACAGAGGAACGTTCAACGACTATAATATGGGATTATATTTTTCAAGTAAAACAATAAAAGAAAGGAGGGAAAGTATGGGATCAATTTATAAAGTAACCAATATTATTAATCAAAAAGTATATATAGGACAAACTACTAAAACTATTAAAAACAGATGGAAACATCACTTAAGTCAATTATATGATGATACTTATTTTCATCGAGCTATATTAAAATACGGAGTAGAAAATTTTATTATAGAAAGTATTGAAGATAATATACCGGATGATTTATTAAATGAAAAAGAATCTTATTATATAACTAAATACAATTCATATAAATCTCAATTTGGTTATAATTGTACTCGTGGTGGTGAATATCATTTTATTGATATTAATAAAAAAATTTCTGATGAATCATATATTGATATATTAGATGATTTAAAATTTTCTAAATTATCTCAACAAGAGATAGCGGATAAGTATAATATTAGTTTTAGTACTGTAAGTGATATAAATACTGGAAGAAATAGAAGGGAAAATTTAATAGGTGTAATAAAATACCCTATTAGAAAACCGCAATATAATTATGTGGATGAAACAACTTTTAATATAATTGTCGAAATGTTATCTTTAAAAATGTTTTCGTATAAAGAAATTTCCAACTATACCGATATAAGTATTTCTATAATTTCTAGAATTAATACTGGTATTTTTAAAAAATTTTCTTACCCTCTAAATACTACTTTTCCTATTATTGACGGAAAAATTGTAAGCGATGTTAAGGTTTCTAAAAAGACAAAAATATTAATATTAATAGATATATTAAAAAATGTTCCATCTAAACAAATAATGGAAAAATATAAAATATCGTTAGCATATATTAAATCTTTAAAAAATAATCAAAATAATAACTATATGTTTAATGATATTAAATTCCCATTACTTGAAAATAAAGAATATAACTTAGAAAAGTTAGATTTAAAATTACAAATTCTTGAAAAATATAATATGGTATAGTCTACTCCCTTAATAAATATCGGGAAACCGAGGGTATAAAGGATATCGGCATTTATGAATGTGTTAAAGCTTTAATTGGTAAATCACATACTACAGCTGAAGGCGAAGAACTTGCTTTAAAGATTATGAAGAAGCTAAAGCAGAAGACTTTAGATTGGAAAGCTGAAGATGGATTGGGATACGCACTTTACGGTACCCCAAGCGAATCCCTTACTGACAGATTTGCTAAGCTTACTAGAGATCGTTGGGGAGTTATCGAAGGAATTACTGACAGAAACTTCTTAACTAATTCATATCATGTATTTGTAGAAGAACCAATTAATGCTTTTGATAAGCTTAAGTTTGAATCTCAGTTTCATAGTATTTCTTCAGGTGGAGCTATTTCATATATTGAAATGCCAAACATGAAGAATAATACTGAAGCGATTCTCGAGGTAATTAAGTATATGTATGAAAATGTACAGTATGCTGAATTTAATACAAAGCTTGATTACTGTATGAAGTGTGGTTATGATGGGGAAATGATCTGTGATGATAATCTTAATTGGGTTTGCCCTAATTGCGGTAATACAGATACAGATGAAATGACCATTGTAAGACGTACATGCGGCTATCTTGGAGAAAACCTTTGGAATGAAGGTAGAACCGAAGAGATTCGTAATAGAGTAATGCATTTAGACAATCATAATTGCGATTGTTGTTAGGAGATAAAAATGAAGTACAATTTAATAAGAGATATGGATATATCTAATGGGGAGGGGATTGCTTGTTCAATCTTCTTCCAAGGTTGTACACATCACTGTAAAGGTTGTTTTAATCCCGAGACATGGGATTTTGAAGGGGGTAAGGAACTTACCCCTGAAGTTGAAGAAAACTTTTTAGAGATGTGTAAGAAGCCATATATAAAGTGTGTAAGTGTATTAGGTGGAGACCCATTTGACCAGGACCGAGAAGAACTGTATGGTTTTTTAAAGAGGGTGAAGAGTGAAGTGGGAAAGCCTGTGTACTTATGGACAGGTTATATATATGAAGAAATTATTAAAGATCCTATCATAGCTAAGATATTTGATGAAGAACTTATAGAGGTATTAATCGATGGACCTTTTATTTTAGAACAAAGAGATTTGAGATTAAAATTAAGGGGTTCTGGAAACCAGAGAGTTCTAAGGAGAAAGCTAGGGGACATATAACAGCAATTTTTTCTAAAGAAAAAATAGAATAATATATCGATAAATATGAATATATAAAAGGAGGAATTTAAAATGAGAAGTATTAGAAGAAACGTATGGTACGATGGTGCACATAAGTATGAAAAGGTTATTATTAATGAAAATGGAGAAGTAAGAGAAATTTTATATGTAGATGGTAAGAAGAAGGAAGATACTCTTCCTCCTACTGAAACACATGATGAAATTGAAACTGAAGAAGAAGTAGAAGTACCTAAGAAGGAAGAAGGAAAGGTTTATGTAAGATTCTTCTTATATGATGATGACCCTTGTGTTGCTCAGAGAGTGTATAAGGATATGAACGATCCTTTATTATTTGTTCCTAGAGCAGGGGATGAATTCTATACAACAGATATTCTCACTGATTATGGTGTGAAGTATGGTGTTGGAGAAGATGAATTCTTTAGAGTTGAAAAGGTTCAGATTAGTTTAGGGGAAGAGGGCGTGCTCATTGATTGTATGAGTGAACTCATTCCTTTTGAAGGGTAACCACTATATATAGTATATAAATTTTTAATAGTACTATATGTATATAATATGTGAAGAGTACCCTAAATTAGAAAAAAGGCCCATAAACGTTGAAATTTCAACGTTTATGGGATTTATAATTTGTGACAATGTTTAATATGAGTATAGGTATATATATTTTATGCCGATATAGCTCAGTAGACAGAGCACAGCAATGGTAATGCTGAGGTCATGGGTTTGATTCCCATTATCGGCTCCAAGGTTTCTAAGTTCCTTAAAAACTTAGTGGTGGGACTGTGTTGAGCTCAACACGTGGTTTCTGGAAGTTTCTCCTTAAAAGCTTACTCTCTTTCTGGACATGTAACTCAATCGGCAGAGTATCAAACTTTTAATTTGAGAGTAGTGGGTTCGAATCTCACCATGTTCACCATGTTTAACACCTTTGGGGATGGATTAGGTAAAATCCCCACTCTCTTTCTAGGGGACTAGCCAAGCGGTAAGGCAAC